TCCACTTCGGTAGGCACAATTTTTTCTTTTGCCCAACGCAATACTAAAACTTCAGATGCGTCCTGATAAGGAATAAAAGCCTGATCTTGCGTATTTTGCTCAAGAGCTACAGCATAGGTGAAACTATGTTCTGGTTGATCAGTTTTGTTAACCGTCAACCAAACCGCAACAATTTCATTGCCGTTCACATCTAATGATTTAATTTTGTACTCAAACATGATGTTTCCTTATGTCATTGAGCCGTTAATTGCCACAGCTTTAAATTCACGAGTTCCAAAATCAACTGATGCTGAATGTTCGTTTGTTAAGGTTATTCGGCAATTATTGTCAGTAATCATGTGACCCGTTAATTGAATAGGTGTTCCTCCTGTCCAATCAAAACCCACCACAATTGGGTTTCCAACATCGCCGTTTGTAACAGTCATGTTGAACTCAAACGAAGCGCCAGCAGCAACCGCCCCAACAACAACACCAGTGCTTTTACCACCTTGAATTCGGCTAATTTTTGCTGCACCATTACTGATTCGACCAAAATTAAACCCACTTGAATCTATGCCAAATTGCGCTTCTGAGCCAACATCGTAGACATATAAACGCTCAATAAATTGATTTCCTTGGCGACCAACAAGTGTGCAGCGCCCAAAAGTACCGTTAAATCCTGTGTCAAATGATGATATGTTGCTCCCAATAAATCTGGTTCTTGCTGGATATTGAGCATTCCACTGCCATAAAAATGTACCATCCCAAGCGGCATAAACCATTGTCATTTGAGGCGCAGCTAAGTTTGAAGTGTAAATTCCAGTCACCACCCCGCTTGAATTGGTTTCCATGTACGGCATAATCCAAGTGGTGTTTGCGTTTCCACCGTCAACTGGAAAATATATACAGGCCGCATCAGCAATTACTGCGGGATACATCCAAACCTTGTTGTAAACGCTGTCATGACATTCTCGTCCTGATGTGTTATCCATGTAGATGGAATACTTGCCGCCCATCAAATTTAAGTTTTCAAAATATCCGTGTGTGCCGTTTCCGTTGAAATACGCAATTTGCGTACTTGTGCTAGTACTTGCCGACACATAAATATTCATCATGACAAAGTGATTGCACGATTCTTTTTTGACACCAATTGCCGTTGAATGTGCGTTGGTAATATCAACTACTAAATTGTGCAATTCAATGTTTCCAAGTTCAGAAGCTAGGCCCGCTTGAATAACCGCCTTAGAACCAGACAATGCACTAGCAGCAGCTTTTAATACTGCGCCAGTAACTTGTGAACGGCTATATTGATTCATTGCAGCAGAAACCCCAAAAACCGTTGTTCTGGTTGGAACTTGAAGCGTGTCACTTATGATGTAAACGCCTTCGGGAATAAAAATGCACGATGCGCCTGAATTTAAAGCCGCTTGAATAGCCGTAGTGTCATCTGTAGCGCCATTACCAGTTGCCCCAAAGTCTTTGACACTAACAGTTTGACGCAACTTAGCTTGTACCGTGGTGGCTACAGCACCTGTACCACCTTGTGTATACCCAACAAGAGATGATCCTGAAGAAGCCGCAAAAGCCGCATAGATGCCACTTGAATTGCCAGTTACATTGTCATACGTTCCAATTGTGGATGCGCCTGCCGTTTTCAAAACAAACTTATATGCAACTGCATCAGTTAGCCAAATCTCACCGCCAGATGGAGTGCGACCAGCAGAATCAAGCACAATTGGATTGGTGTGTGCTATTGATCCTGCGCTGGTTGTGTATGTAGCTTGAGGTGTATTAGTTCCTGCGGTGTAGGTATAAACAAGACCACCCGCTAAAGGGATGCCGTTGTTATCAAAAAACTGCGCCCCTGCCCCCGCCAGCATTGAAAGATTGACAGTCATATTTTTTCCTCAAAAACTAAGTGGGTTTTATTCGTAGTAAACAGTGCATTTGACCGTGCCACTAATCACAACATACAAGCCATTTGCGGTGTTCAATCCATCAAAAAAACTATAATTTGTTGCGGCGGTTGGTGTAAAAACACCCAAAACAGTGGCAGATGTGCCTGATGTTTGCGTATCGTAAACGGTAATTGTTGGGGTGCTAGATGCCGCACTAACAAAAATTCCTTTTAATTTTGCGGGGGCGCTCTTAACCAATGTGGTCGCTTCAATATATGCAATATTGGACATAACAATCCCTTTCAGTTCATCAAATTATATGCTTCAAAACAGAAAAAGCCACCCTTTTTAGGGCGGCTCTTTCATTTACTTCATGCCAATGTTATGGCAGGAAAGTGAGGTCGTAACCGTAGATGAAAACATCAGCGGTTGCGGCAGCGCCTTGCGCTGTAGTGTTGCGAATGTACAGGTATTGGCCTGTAATCGCATCAGTTGAAGTTGCTGCGGTGTTCACAACCTTAGCCGCTGTGGTAGCGCCTGTGGGAGTGGTTGCAGACAGTACAGCAGTGCCGCCAGCAGCAGGCAGGGTGTAAACCGCAAATGCCGCTGTAGACAAGCTGGTGCTTGCATTGGTCAACAACACATAGGCAACGCTTACACGTCCTGCTACGAGGATTTGTGCAACGGTATCGCCTACGCTGTTGAGGTTGACCGATTGTGCTGATGCAATCAAACGAATTGCTTGATTGCTGGACAGGTTAATCGGATGGTTGGTGGTGGTTTGTGCTGCGCCTGGATTGATATTAGCCATGATAGTTTCCTTTCTTTATGGGGTTGATTAGGAAGCCACTCGGCAAGCCAATTCGGGGTACAGAGGAGCCCAGCCATACAGCACATCAACACGAGTCGGGATCGAATCGTTGTTAATTGTGTATTGGCGAACAACACGCAGTGACAAGCCCAAGTCTTTGTCGCTTGCACGACCAGCGAAATGCACACCATCAGGCAATTCCAAATCGGCAGTAGCCAATGTGAAAGCATTTTTGTGCATAACGATGTTTTGCGGTGACACTGCGCCAGCTTGGTTAAACGGGGTCACAGCAGAAGCGCCAGGGCTTGTGATGGACACGTTTTGGAACTGACCAGCAGAGATAACAGCAGGGCTAACGGTAACGGCATTACCACTGATGGCAGTGACAACGAAATTACGCAGCTTGTTGCTACCGTAGGCTTGACGGTTCTGAGGGTTGACAGCATACACGTTAGCGATGGTGAAAGTGTCACCAACGTTAGGAGTAAATGTGCCAGATTTTGTCAAGGTAAGTGCAGAAGTTTGCGCCCAACCAGATGTCAAAATGCCAGAATCGGTGCTTGTGTTGATCGTTGCTGTACCAGTGTAAGTACCGAAAGTTTGAGCAGAAATGTTCTGATCCATCTTCCAGTTCATACCAGCAGAGTCACGACCCATCATGCCTTTGGAATATTGCATACCAATACGGTCATTAGGCACAAACAGACCTTTCAAGCTATCCACGATTGTTGCGCCAGTAAACGGCTCAATAATGCATGAACGGCGACCATCACGAGGCGCACCCTCTGCATCCAAGTAGGCTTGGGCGGTCAGGTATGTCAACAGTGATGTAGGAGGTGTGCCAGCAGTACCAACGATGTTGGCAGTGTTCAGCTTCGCCATTGTTGTGCCGTCATAGTCAATTTTGTTGGCTACAGCAGCTACAGCAGGCTTCAGTACACGGTCAGAGAACATATCCAAAGACAGAGCCAAGTCCTGAGTAGTGAACTGGGTATCAACGTGGAATTGTGTAGACAATGTAACGGGGGTGCTGGTTTCGTTGAAATCTTCGACATTCAGCGCAGGGCCAGATGTACCGATAAAACGACCAGGGCGGCGAACGTTCAAAGTTGCGCCAATCTTTGCGCCAGTGACGGCGAATTGATCATCATAGTTACGCATGACTTCAGAGGAGAAAGTCAACTCGTTTTCCAAGACCATCAACGCTTCGTTGGTGATCATGGAGATGGTAAGCAGATTGTTGCTCATTTCATTTCCTTATAAAAGATTTGATTTGTCAGCGGATTCGCCCTGCAAGTCGTGCTGCTTTCCAAGCCTGATAGTTGCCATGAAATTGACGGTTTGAGTCAAGTTCTGTAACTGGCCCGTTTGCAGACGCTTTGATCGGGTTGATCGGCGCTGGCGCTTTACTTCTTCCAACAGTAGGCTTTGTCTGAGGCTCAGTCTTTTCAAACTTTGCTTCCAGTTTCCCAATTGTAGCCAAGGCTCTTGTCAAAGTCATGCCTTGCAGTTGTTCAGCTATGTCTGGATTTTCAGCCAAGTGATACAGGATTCGAGGGCCAACTTCTGATTCAAATATTGCGTCCCGCACTTCGTTGCTCACAACAACATCAGCAGAACCAACCATTGCTTCAAAATCTGGTATCTCGCTCTTTGCAGAGTCAACCCGCTTTGCCCAAGTGTTTATCAATTGGTCTCGTTCGGCTTGAACCTTTGCCTGCACTTCTTTTTGCTTTTCATCTTTCCATCGCTGATCTACTCGATAGTCTGTCAACGCCTTAGCGTATTCATACATATCGGAGAACTGCTCTGGCTGCGGCTCATCTTCGGTTACTTGCTCGGCTTTAGGCTTTGCTTTTTCCTCATAATCCCGCAACTTTGCTTCCAGTGATTGCCTAGCTTCACGTTCTTGTTGCGCTTCTTTACGCGCATCTTCACGCTGCTTGGTGATCTCTGAAAACCTTTTCTCCAACTTAGGATTCTGTTTTCGATCCTCTACCGCTGTTGCCTCTTTCTCGCTCTCGGTTGGCTCACTCTGATTGTGCGGCTCTGCTGGTGCAGCCTCGCTTGTATCAGCTAACCCAAGCCTCTTGGCGGTGAATTCAGCCATGTTCTCATTAGTAACCAGATTAGCGGCTACTCTTGGCGGCGCTTGTGGCGCTTCCTGTACTTCTGACATAGGTTTGATCCTAAGAATTAACCCAGTTGACCCAACTGGTAAGGTTTTGTGGTTTTTACCACGAAATCATGAATCAGTCAATCACTGTGCCATAGGCGGTTGCGGTGGCTCAAGCAATGGGCTTTGGCCCATATCAATATCTTGGGCGGCAAACTGAACATACTGCTGCTGCTCGGCATTCCTACGGGCGATTTCCTCATTCAAACGGCTAGTGTCCATGCGGTGCAACAGCAGTTGAACAATTGCCTCAATTTCAGTCTTGTTCTGGCTAGTGATAGAACGGGTGTTTTGGTCATTAACCTTAACTTCAGCCATTGTTTCGGTGTTGTGCGCTTTGGCGGTCTGACGCATAAGTTCCCGCTTGGTCTCAGCATCTTGCTTGACTTGCTCGATGTCGGCACGTTGTTGCATCGCTAGTTGCATCGCTGCCATCTGGTTTTGCATATCCTGCACGGTTTTCTTGGCCTGTGCCAGTTCCATTTGAACTTGGGGCGGCACATCGGATTTTTCATCAATCTGCGCCAACGGATTCATGGCAGCAAGGCGGTCAGCAATTACGTCAGCGCCAGGGAAGTCCATATTCCTAAACACCAAGTCACCTGCCACATTGAACAATTCAGGCTTTGCCATCAGCGGCATTAACGCATCAACGGCTTGCTGGCGCTTAGTCATAAAGCCTGGCCCTGTGTCCATCACTACGTCATATTCACCCACTGTCACATCGTTTAGCACCGTTTGAATGCCATCATCTGTGGTTTTTTGCTCGTTGATAGTCTCCATGCTTGGCTGACCATCGCTGCCAATAATCCGCATTACCCGCTGGGTGTCGTAGATTTTTGGCACTAAATCAAGAATGATCTTGCCCGTGTGCCGAATGGAACGGGTCATGTTGTCGTAAAAGTGGAAGTTAGACAAATCAACCTGATTTTGCTGACCCGCCAAGGCTTTGCCCGATATATTGCCGCTTGGCAACTGATTGGGATCAAGGATACCCAGCACCATCTGCAAATCAGCAGAAATAGCGCCTGCGGCTTCCATGATGCCCATTGGTGGCGGTTCAGGTTGTAGACGCTGCGGCACAGGTGCTGGTGCGCCGTCAATGTCTTTTTGCTTGTAGCGAAGCACAGGGCTTGACTTGATGTTAGCCAGCGCCCATTCGCTCTCGTGTCCCTCGTCTTGTCCCTCAGCCAGCAGCCATTTGGCTTTAGGTGCAAGGGCAATGCTCTCGGTCATACTGGTGCGCCAGAAGTTGTACATACGCTGTGGGTCTTTTGCAAACCGCACCAAACCGTATTTCTTGCGCTTATCGTCCACAATGACCTGTGCGCCATAGCAAGGCACAACGGGGATATATTTACCCGCCCAAGTCTTCTCCTCAATAATCTCCATTGCGGTCATCTTGACCCATTTAACAGCCTTGCGAAACGATTCCCGTTGATCAAGTACCGTCAACCCTGCGGCTTCTACCCGTTCAAAGAACGAATTGGAGTCGGCAAAGTGTCTTGAACCATCACTCAGCAAATACAACTTGGCTTTTTCACGCTCAATATAGAAATACTCAGCAAGGCGAATGTCCTCTTTGGTCACCCAGCTTGCGGTGTCATCCCCTGTAGACCGCTGGGCAAACGATGCCCCGTCATCTGCATTCGGGTAATGTTCTCGAAATATCTTCTTGTCCATCACTGTTGTGATTAGGCAACGCTCGGCATCTGACCCATCAGGCAACACAGAATTGGGGTCAAAGTACACCGTAAACGGGTTGTCTATGGTGTCAATGTAGATTTCTTGATCAAACGAATCTTCACTTGTGTATCGAGTATTGATGCGCCAGTAGCCCCAACCCATCCTGACCGCATAGTCAAAGGCGGTGTCATAGGCAGTATCAGCATTGGAGTTGACCTCAATGTGCCGCATGATGCCCTCAATGACTTGGGCAACCTTGTAATCAGCCAAGTTATTAACAGCTTGTACCTTTAGGCGGGGGCGCTGCTGGCGCTGCTGATTGGTGACTTGGCGAATGTAGGCATCAATCTTGTTGATGGTCAGGCACGGTCTGGCTTCTACGTTTCGGCTGTTCTGTATCTCAACAGGCCATTGGTCACCAGCGGCAAACTTAATATCGTTCAGCGCCTCGGCTCGGTTGTTACTGTCAGCATCGTTAACCAGCCGCCAAAACTTAATGGCTTCGTTGATGCGTGTGTCGGCACTTGATGTTTGTGCTTGATAGTCAGACATTTTTAGCCCTTTGTACTCATTGGGGGATTATCCCATCCAACTGCCAACATTGGCAATCTGCTCTTGTTTCTTGCGCTTCGCAGGCTCTTTAATCATAAGGGCAATGTACCTAAATGCGTCAGCCCCGTGCGAATAATGATCATGCAGCGGTGTCCTGCTGAATTGCCCTGTGTCTACGTCTACCTCATATCTGTAGTGGCGCAGGCAAGCCAGGCCATCGGCGGCGTGTTCACGGTCAAACCAGCAGCTTGGGAATATCGTTCTAGCGGCGTTGATTGAGTCCACAATCGGCACTTTAGGCAGAATGCGGGTCTTGTACCCTGCCGCCCTCACAATATCATCAATTGACCGCCCTGCTGCCGCCAACGTCTTATTCTCTGCATCGTGCGGTAGCCAGATGGTGTCGTACACATACCCGTAGGTTTGCATAGTTGCCAGATAGTAGCTGATGGTTTTCTGGCTATCCTCAATGTATCTGATTAGCCTGGTCTCCATACCCACAAACTGCAAGAACCAGATAGCGGTGCTGTCTGACCAGCCCAAATCAAACACAGCATGAACTGGCTTGGTTGCGTCATAAGCCACACGGGTGATGCGCCCCTCTTTTTCGGCCTGCTGCATTTCCTTGGCAAAGATTGCACCATCCACTGTTTGGCGGCATAGCCCTTCCCAAACTTGGTTATAGGCTTCTTCGTCACGCTCTTTTAGCGCATCTTTTTCCAGCCGCAGGGTTTCGGGAAACCAAGGGTTATCTGACCAGTTGATCTTTATCTGGATGCAGTCATCAGGCGGTTTCAGGACAAACCGCTGGTAAGTCTCGTCTGTTTCCAACTCGGGGTTAAACGAAATCCATATCTCGCTGCCCTGCTTTCGGATGGTAGGTATTAGGATGTTCCAGCTTAGGCGGCTTACCGTTTGGGCTTCTTCTACCCAACAAATGTCCACACCCTCATAGGATTTGATGTTTGCAATGTTGTTCTTTAGACCAGCAAAGGCAAACTCAGTGCCATTTTTGCTGCGGATGCTGGCCTGTGTTATTTCATAAAAACCAAGTAATCCAAGGCTTTCAATCTGATCGCACAACAGCTTATGCACCGAATCCCGCATAGAAGTCATGAATTCTCGGGCGCACAGGATACGCATTGGGCTTTTAGCACCAAGGATAAGCAATGCCCTGGCTATGCCCCAACTTTTTGCCCCGCCCCTGCCGCCGTAGGCTACCTTGTAACGGCTCTTTTGAAACAGACCCTCTAGCTTTACAGGAAATTCTGCGTTAGCTATTGCGTCAAGTACTTCACTCATTGGGCTTTACAAAGGTTACTTGAATGCCCTGCAAAGGCTCACCATTTGCGCCTGTAACCTCGGCCTTAACGGTTTCTGACCATTTCATCTGCGTCTTTGTCCACCAGATCAGGCTGGTTGTGTCCCCAGATGTAGCCTTTTGAAACAGCGTCTTGGCTATCTGCCCGTTGGCCTTAGCCTTGCCCATATCCAATTCAGCACGGTAATGCTTGCGTAAAGTCTTGTCATCAATGCCTACCAATACCGCTATGGATTCATGCGGCAAGCCTAACCCACTGCTGGATTCAACCAGTTTCTGGCTTTCGGGCGTTGGAATGTGTTCGTCAGACATTTTATAGAGGGGAAGTGTTACATTAGTTTACTGATTCAGCAGGGATTGTCAACAGCACGGCTTTTTTTCCTGTAAAGTCTTCCCATCGCTTAACAATCACATCGCAATACTTGGGGTCTAACTCCATCAGTCTGGCATGGCGGTTCTGCTTTTCACAAGCAATCAATGTGCTACCGCTACCCCCAAAATAATCCAACACAATGTTGTTTGCCTTGGTGCTGTTTTTAATTGCACGTTCACTTAACGCTGTTGGCTTTTGTGTTGGGTGGACATATTTGGTATCTTTGGCAATGTTCCACAAATCAGATTCGTTCTTTATGCTTGGGTCAATTAAACCATCGAACAAAATAAATTCATGCTGATGCCTGTATCCCCGCCCCATACCAAATACATTTTTTGCCCAAACAATACAGGCTTTTGGCTTTAATGCTGTTTGCAATATGCCATAAAACGCCCAATTGCAACAAATGTAATAACTGTTTGGTCTAAATGCTTCAAAGGTTTGCAACCAATCTTTTATAAAGTCGGCAAACTGCTCATCAGGCAAATCATCATTTTTAATTACATCAAACTTGCCGCTTCTACCGTTAAATGCAACGTTGTAAGGCGGGTCAGTAAATACCATGTCCGCACGTTGCCCCATTAACAATTCTTGTACCGCATCCACGTTAGTGCTGTCGCCACACATTAAACGATGGTTGCCCAATTTGTAAATGTCGCCTAATTTAGTGATTGGTTCATCAGGTACATCAGGCACAGCATCCTCGTCTGTTAACCCCTCAATTACTTTAGGCTCAAGCAGTGCGTCTAACTCCTTGGTATCAAACCCTAAAATTTCCAACGCAAACCCGTCTGCCAGCAAGTCGTTAAGCTCAATGGTCAGCATTTCATTGTCCCAGCCAGCGTTAAGCGCCAAGCGGTTGTCGGCAATGATGTAGGCTTTCTTTTGAGTTTCGGTCAGGTCTGCCAGTTCTATGGTTGGCACTTCCTTGTAACCTAGCTTACGGGCAGCAAGCAGCCTGCCATGGCCTGCAATGATGCCGTTGCTGCCGTCCACCAGTATCGGGTTAGTCCAGCCAAATTCCTTAATGCTTGCCGCTATTTGTGCCACTTGCTCATCAGAGTGGGTGCGGCTGTTCTTTACATAAGGGATTAGTTCTGTAACTTTCTTTTGGGTGATTTTCACTTTTTATTCTTGGCTTTGGCCTTTTCAGCCTCACGCTTTACGCTGTATGCGATGGCAACGGCTTGCTTTTGAGGCTTGCCTGCTTGCATCTCCTTGGCAATGTTTTTACTCATTGCCTTGGGTGTCATTGATTTGATCAGTGGCATTTGCCATCTCCTTGGACATTTCTGCCAATTTTTGCTTTAACTCAGTGTTTTCCCTAAAAAGGGCAGCGGCCTGCGCCATCGCAGAGTCCCGCTGTCCCTCCAGCATCTCAACTAAAGCCTGAACTTCAATATCGGGATGTTTCAGCATTTAAGCAACCGTACTGACCATGACGTAGTAGGTTGTGCCGCCGCTGGTCACTGGAATGGTATGGGTAACCACTGGTGAACCGACTTTGGCTCTGAAAACGCCTGTTGCGCTAACCGCAGGCATTGCCGCAAAGTTTCCGACTTCACCTGTGCCTGAGTTTGTTACACGCAAAAATGATGTGTTTGACCATGTGCCGCCTGTTGCAAAATCAGAATCCAACTGCAATGCCGCCAATGTACCGCCTGGGTTTGTTGACGAACCGCCAATGGTTGCCCTGATTGCATTTGCTGCACCCGAAATTGTGCCTGATCCATTAATGGATGTGCTAATGTGTGATCCATTGATTGTTCCAGCAGTAGCAGCGCCAGCACCTGTAACCACAGAAAACGCTCTGAATGTTTCACCGCTACCTGTGCTACTAAATGTCAGCTTTTGGTAGGTTAAACGGGTGTCGCCACTTGTGGCGCTGGTTGTGGCATATGCGCCGTTGATGATGCCACTAGATGTAACAGCTACTGGAACGGCTGAATTGCCAACCTGTACTGATACGAACTCGGGGTCTGCGTAAGCTACGCCTGTTGCGATTGAATTTGCCATGATATTTCCTTTATTTTTTCCAAAAGGGATTTAACAATTCCAGTTTTTTAGACTGGCCTTTGCCCGTTCTGCTGGGCCTTTAGAGTGTTTTACCACCCCCTCCATCCTAGCGCAAAAACTGGCTTTTCGTCCAGCATCTGCTTTGGTTTTTGGATTTGGGGCAGGCGGTTTGAGATTTGCATTGTTCTTTGCGTTGTATTCAGCACGACCTTTTGCCGTCATTCCAGCACCCTTTTCTGTCGGGTTATAGGTTTTACCCTTACCCGTGGTCTTGTGGGGAATAGGCTTGTCGTGCTTACTCATTTCTTTTTCGCCGTTTTTGCGGATTGTTTAAATGCTTCAGCAGTCGGTGCGCCCTTTGCGCCTGGCGCTCTCATACGCTCTGGCGTTTTACCCGCAGCCTTTTGGCGTTCTATGCGCTCTTGCTTTGCATGAATGTTGGCGTAAAGCCCCTGTTTTGCCATTTTTAAGCCTCCACAACAGCGCAAATGTCTGCTTCTTGAATGATCTGGTAATCTTGCCCATCAATACGGTGTACAGGCCAATTAAGGTAATCCCCGTTCCCGTACTTAATGAAGTCGCCAACTTGTGTTTGAGTCACCATTGGGCCTGCTGCCACAATTGTTCCCTCATTAAACGGCTCTTTGTTGTTGACGTAGATTATGTCCGACAAATTGCGGGTAATTGGCTTTACCACCACCCTGTCACGCAACGGCTTGATCATTTGATCTCCTTGTGTATTTGCGTTTCTGGGGGGCTTCAGTGGTCTGGTCGGTGGTTATGTCGTACACCTTTTTTGTGGTTTTTGGCTCATGCTGACCACACCAATCAGATTTGTGTTTGTTCTGCTGGTGCGGATACCGGCGGCATACGCCCATAACTTGCTGGTCTCGAAAAAATCGACACCCGCCGCAATTAGAATGTTCATCAGCCATTCAAAACTCCTTTTTTGTTTGGTTAGTAGACCCTGCCGATTCGCCTCGGCAGTGGTTTACGCTTAATCTTGGTAGCACTTGCGGTCATGGACATACGCCACACCGCTGGTTTTACCGCCGTCAAATTTCTTGTCTGCGCCCACAGCATTGGTAGCTGCGTTTGGAATATTCTTTTTGGCGCTGCCTTGTGAGCCAGTACCGTCAGAGGATGTTACGCCTTTGGGGATTGGAATGTTAGCGCCGTATTTGCCGTTCATATCTTTCATGGGGTTTCTCCTTAGTTGAGGAATCGCAATTTATACAAAGTCGAATTGATCAAATCAGCGATTTCATCAACGAGATTTTGCAATTCTGAGTCTTGAGGCAGTTCTTTTCGTGCTTCTTCGACAAAATCTTTGAGGTTGTCCAAATACTTTACGGGGTCTTTTTCGAGATGAAACTCATCAGGAAACTTTTTAAGCTGCTCATAGCGACCCATGTACGCTTCGGCAAATTGATCAACCAATTCAATAATTTGGGCATAATATTCCCCTAGTGCCATGTGCTTGGCAAAGCTGTCAGTAGACCAGTGCATGAAATGCGTAACCGTGCTGCTATGCAGCAAAGTGGCAACAAATTCGGCGACTTCTTCGTTCATGTTTGGACTATATCAAAAAAAAGGGGGTTGCAACACCCCCCTAAGACAACTGCACATCCATTGTAGGCACAGGCACATCCGCAGGCCATAAGCCTTGTTCGCATAGCTTTGTCACCGTGAGGTTATGTGCCAAATACCACATTAATCGCCGTTCATCTTTGGTTAAGTCTTTGCCTTGGTCGATTTCGTAATGGCATTTAAGGCACAACGCCGCTACTAGGTTGTCATCAGCCTTGATGCCTCGACCCTTGCCGCCGCCCCAATTGGTGTGTGCCGCTTGCACCATGTGACCCGACCCGCAGGCTTGGCAATCAAGCCCCGCCACCAGTTTTAGTAGCTTCTTGCTTCTGACGTAAGAGTGTTTTTCTATCAACTATGGTCTCCAATGTGGAAAATCTGTGCATATTGGCGCATTCCAACCGCCTTCTGCGTGTGTTACCTGTGGATATTCTTGTTTCTTTGACTATTGTCCATGTGCCGCATTCTGGGCATCTCATTGGTGCGCCCTGTCTTGCGCCCTGCTTGTAGCTTCCCGTGTGCGCCAAATTTCAATGTCAAGCCTTGATGCCTCAATTTCCCATTTTAGGGTTTCCTCTTGGTGAATAGCCGCCGCCAGCCCTTTAAGCAATTGATGATATTCGGGGTCGGCATAGGCTTCCCGTTCCTGTGCGTTGGCAGCTTCAAACCCCATTGACAAGGCATCTTTCATCAATAGGGCTTTCTTTGACTTGCGAAATTCTTCAAGGTAAACCCGCTGGGCTTTAGCTTCGCCATAGGATGATGCTTTGTCACGAATGTCCTGTGCTGCTTCTTCTGGTTTCATTTCAATACTCCAATCATGCGTAAAGCCCCATCAGGACTGTCTACAACCGCCAACGCGCCCCCGTTCCAGCTTCCATGCCACCTTAGCTGGTCTTCAGTCAAAAGCCGCCTAGACGGGCTTTTAAAGCCGTCTTTAACCTCCATAAGCAGGGTCTGGCCTTGATAGCCCACCAACAGATCAGGTACACCCTTGCCAACACCAGCCAAAGACTGCACCGTAGCGCCAGCCGCCCGTAGCGCCGTAACAACTTGTTCATGATTTGCGTCAATTTTTGCTGCTCTCATCGTTCATCCTTTTGCGTAAATCATCAACGGCGGCTTGTCCACGTTTTTTCACTAAGTCGGATAAGGTTTTGTGCCACCAAGCATAGGCTTCGGCTTTCCCCTCCTCCTTGATCTTCTTCCTGTAACGTTTGACCCATTCCCGTGCTTCGCTCTGGCGCAAGGTCTCCTGTGTCTGTAAGCGCAAGTCGGATGACTGATTGGCTAAATTCTTCACCGTCTTTGAGTCTTCCAAGGATTGAGTTTGCGACAAGTCTTTCATGATTCACTTAGGATTCTCCATGCTGTTGCGGCGCACAATGGGACTTGTCCGTTGCCAATGGCTTTAAGTCTGTCCACTCTTGCGGCCACCCCATTAGCCACTCTACCCACGTTGGGTTCAGTTGCCCACCATTCCCTGCTCCCATTTGTCGAGCTTCTTCCAGTGTCGTATTCTTGTTGAGTAAATCCCAACTCCCACTCCCGCCACACATCCCTTTTGTCCGAGGTGTTGGCCAAGTCATCACTGCTGTTGACAAAGATTGCTGACTGCCTTTCTTGCCGTTCCTGCGAATCTGTAAGCCTTGTCTCGCCTCCGAATGAACTGGTGTCGGCCACTTTTCCATTCTTTTCGGTGTCAGACTGCCCCCTATCATTGCTTCGGCTTCCTCCAACGTAGTTGTTCCGCTTTCCACCATTTTCCGCATTTGCAAAATCATCCCCTCTGATCTTGCTTGTGATGCCGTTGGTGTTGGCCATTTCATCACATCGTTTGCCAGATTCTGATTGAAGCCATTCGGATGATTCTTGGAAATCGTTGTTCCTTTCCAATCCCGTGATGTTGGTGTTGTCCAAGTTTCTTGGCGGTTTTTTAGAGCTCGCCTGCTGTTGCTTCCACCGTCCAATCCTGTTGTGTTGGGTGTATGAAAGCTGTCCACGCCATTTGGCGACAATCCAGATTCTGTCCCTCTGGTGAGGCGCTCCAACGTCCGCTGCTCCCAGCACTCCCCATCTCGCATCAAACCCCATTGCGGCCAAGTCTCCAAGAACTCGTCCAAGTCCCCTAGAAGTGAGCATTGATGAGTTCTCCACAAAGACGTATCGGGGTCGTACTTCACAAATGATGCGAGCCATTTCTCCCCACATTCCTGATCGTTCTCCATCAATTCCTGCGCCTTTTCCTGCTGCACTAATGTCCTGACATGGAAAGCCACCACTGATGACATCGACAATTCCTCGCCAGAGATGTCCGTCAAAGGTTTGTACGTCATCCCAAATCGGGAAAGGCGGGAGAAGTCCGTCATTTTGTCGGGCGCACAGTACGCTTGCTGGGTAGGCTTCCCACTCAACTGCACAAACGGTTCTCCATCCAAGGAGTTTGCCGCCAAGTATTCCTCCACCAGCACCTGCGAAAAGAGCCAGCTCATTCAATTTACTCCCCTTAATGATTTGAATTTTGCCAAAACTTCTGGACTTGGCGGCACAACTCTTAATCTATCTTCATCCAGCTTTACCAGCGCAGGATCACGTTCTTGTTTGGATGGCACTGTAGTAATGGCAACATCAAACCTGTTGATCAGCTTGGGCTTGTCTGCAACCCATTCAGCTTTAAATGCCTGCCAACCACGAACACAGCATTCGGTCAAAGCCTGTTCCAGCGACCAGCCAGCCTTGTTTGCTTCAGCAATGATGCCATCAACAGCACGTTGGGTAATCGGTGCTTTTTTGGCTTTTCTAAGGGTTTTGAAGTCATCCCACACCGATTGTGAAACGCCGTCAGGCGTAGCAACGACAGTTGCTTTCTTCTCTGTCTTTGTCTCTGTCTCTGTCTCTAGACTATCACTTTGATATCGGCTTGATATCACATTAATATCATCTTGTTCCAGCCAATGAGACAACTTGTTTAAGCAATCATTAGTTTGCTTTTCTGTCATTCTTAAACGAAATGCAAGAGTTTTTGTTGATGGTATGTTCCCATCTTCTTCACTTGCTATCAGCCATAACATTACAAGCACTTTGCTGGCTTGGGCATCTAATTCATGCCAATCAATATCGTCAAGCAAATCCCTATACAACTTGACCCAAGGAGGTTTCCTATCCTTGAAATGCTGAAATTTATTCCAGTTTTTAATTCTCATTTGATAAACCTTTTTCAAAGCACCTTTGGAAAGAAACATCGGCAGGGGAAGGTGTAACCCTTTTCGGTTGGATCATGACTTCCAACCTAGCCATGTTTCAAATTAATTTTGATACAAACAAAGGAATAGCTGCGCCCCTGTGATAGTTGCATTTTCTACACACAGAAACAACATCTAAAGGCTTGTTGTAATCACGATGGTCATAACATTCACCAGGTCTGCCGCAATCAACGCACAACAAAGTTTTTACTGGCGCAAGTAATCCATCTTTAACAGCTTTTTGAACTTTATTAGCCGCAGAAATTGCGCCAATTCTTTTAGGGTTATCCCTAGCGCAAGGAAAACATACTTTGGCTCTTGAATCTCTGCCAATGATTTCATTGTTGCAAAACCAACACATCGTAGTCATTTTTTTCCAATCTTTTTCAAAAAAATCTTTGGATATGCTAGTTTTACAGCAGGAGGAATTCCTCTAATTAGCCAGTTGTGAACCCTTTGCTTAGAGTTAAATCCTAACCGCTTGGCAAGAATGGTTGGCCCACCAAGTTGGGCAATTAAGTCCTTGTCAAATTGAAGTTGTTCATCTTTTTTCATGGTTGCATCTTAGCAACAATTTGTAAAAAGTCAACACCCTGTGAATTTATTTTAAACAAGTTGTTGACCAATGCCAAATTTCTTTGGTATAGTGCAAATATGCCCTAGCAATTCCGCACAGGGTCTTTTAGGAGTAAGTATGAAACACATTGCAATGCTTCCCGCCATAGACGCACGCATCATAATTGACCAAGGCTTAGAGCATTTGGTCATTGAACATGATGACTTAACCGCCCCCCTTGATTGCTATTTTTGCCCAATTACTGGCAACTTGTGGCACGCCTATATTGGCACGACAGAGCTGTACAACGTATTGTCAGCCACCGTTATTGATTCCCTTGAACGTGCATTTGCACATTTTTGCGTATAAGGAATAACTATGTTTGACATTGAAAAGTACATCCCTCCCACAGATTGGTCACAAGTCGCTTTGTGGGTCGTATCCGTTGCCGCCATTGTGGTGGTCATTCTTGACGTTTTATATTGGAGAGCATAAATGCCAATTGATCAAATTATCGAAGCCATGCGAGACGTTGCTGAAAAGCAATATCGAGGCGAACCCGCAGCTAACCGCCTTGCCTACCATGTTGGCCTGCTGGAATCCCGCTTGCGGGAATACATCTACCAACTGGAAAACATCCAAGAGGAATTGAAACAGTGCCAGCTTGACTTGATTGCAAAGGATTCGGAATGAAGATGATCACTTATTCACTTATGTGTTGGTTGGCGGTCATCTCTGCTGGCTGTTCAAGTCTGCCAGGCGCAACGCCCCAAGCACCCAATCAAGATTTAATTGTTGACAAACAAGTGCAGCCAATGGGTCGGCAAGAAGTCATTGACGCTGTTCGTCAGTGCGAGACATCAGGGCTTCGTGCCATCCCCCTGTATGCAAAACGCAAGATTGGTGGCTACACAGTTGAAACCGTGGTGGAAGTCACCTGTGGCCCGAAATACGCTTATTAAGGAAATATCATGGAAACCAAAGACATTATCGAACGTGCATTTCAAAAAGAAACACCAATCGGCAAACAAATTGCCGCAGCCTTTGTCAAAGCACAAAAGGCCTTTGGCCCTGCTTTAAAGACCTCTACAAACCCGCATTTTCGTTCTAAATACGCTGACCTATCCAATTGCGTTGAAGCCGTTATCGGGGCTTTAAACGACAACGGCATAGGCTTGATGCAGCGCACCTATGAATCCAAAGATGGCGTAATGGTTGAAACCGTATTTATTCACGAATCTGGTGAGATCATGGAATGCGGTCTGCTACACGTTCCCGCCAGCAAACAAGACCCACAGGGTTACGGTTCGGCACTGACTTACGCCAGACGCTACAGTTTATTGGCAGCTACAGGGCTTGCCCCAGAAGATGATGACGGTAACAGCGCCAGCCGCCGCACGACAGTAGAAAGCAAAGTTGATGTTGGTCAGATGGCAGATCACATTGCTGCCATTGATGCCAGCGCCAGCAAAGAGGAATTACAAACCACTTATGCCGCAGCTTATGCCGCCTGTGATGGTGATCAGGCATGGCAGGCCAAGGTAATCAAAGCCAAGGCAGATCGAATTGCAAAAGCTAAAAAGGAGAAAACAAATGTCTGATATGTTGGACAAAATGACGCTTCGTGACTATTTTGCAGCCAAAGCTATGGAAGCATTTATATCTAGTTGGACAGCAAGAAATATTTATCCTCCAAATGATTTAATTGTTGCAGACCACGCTTATGCAACGGCAGACGCAATGTTAGAAGCACGAAACACAAAGGAGAAAGAAAATGGAAACTGAAATTGTTCAAGGCACAACAGACTGGTTTGCCATCAGATTAGGCAAAGTCACCGCAAGCAGGGTAGCTGACGTAATCGCCAAGACAAAGACGGGTTACAGCACCAGCAGAGAAAACTACATGGCGCAGCTTGTGGTTGAACGCCTGACCCAGACTAAGGCAGAGTCGTACACAAATGCGGCAATGCAATGGGGTACAGATCAAGAACCGTTTGCCCGTGCCGCTTATGAGGCCGCACAAGGCGT